ATGCGGATAATATCGGGAAAATCATCTGTGATGCGCTGAACGGGGTTGCATATCAGGATGATAAACAAATCACCGCGCTGAAGGTCGAAAAGCTATACGGTGCATGGCCGCACGTTGATGTTGAGATTTGGTCGGAGGATAGCAAATGACAGCACCGTGCAAGGGATGCCCGGACAGAGACTATCCCCATTGCCATATGGTTTGCGAGAGATACAAAGAATACCGGGCAGAGCGCGAGGAAATTATGGCAAGGAAAGCCGAGATAGCAAACATTCGGGAAATCAAATCAATACGGTTGAACAAATGGGAACGTGAAGAACTGCTGAAACGCAAAAGGAAGGGACTATGATAGATATCGGGTTAATTGACGTAGATGGTCACAACTTCCCGAATCTTGCGTTGATGCGTATATCTGCTTGGCATAAAGCAAAGGGGGATCATGTCGAATGGTGGTTGGGAGACCTGTTCCATTATGACGTGGTCTATATGTCGAAAATCTTTTCGGACGCATATAGCCCGGATATACCCGAACCGATGAACGCAGACAAGGTCATCAAGGGCGGGACAGGGTATTGCATACATCTTGCGGGGGGGGGTGGAGGTCTATGATAAAAGCAAGGATACCCAACTCCCGGAAGAAATCGAAAAGATGTTCCCGGATTATAGCATTTACCCGCAATTCAAATTTGCGGTAAGCATGACAAGCCGGGGATGCCCACGGGGGTGTGCTTTCTGCCATGTTGCCGCAAAAGAGGGCAGGTGTTCGCGCAAGGTTGCAGATGTTTCGGACTTTTGGAACGGTCAAGATGAAATCCGCATTCTTGATCCGAATATCACAGCTTGCAGGGAAAAGCGGGATTTGATGCGACAATACCGGGAAACGGGCGCGATGTTGGACTTTACGCAGGGGCTTGATATTCGCTGTTTGGATGATGCGGATATTGCGGACATCAATCAAATGCGGCTCAGGACATTACACTTTGCATGGGATAACCCGCAAGATGACCTTGAAGGTAAATTCCGGGCATTCGCGCAGGGATTTCGGCGCAAGTCAAACATCGGGATGGTTTACTGCCTGACAAACTTTGAAAACGTTACAGAGGAAGAACATATACAAAGGGCATTGTACCGGGTTTATACGCTTGCAGGGATGGGCTTTGACCCTTATGTCATGGTGTACAATAAGCCAAATGCGCCTCAGAGGATAAGAGACCTGCAAAGGTGGTGCAACAACAAAATCATTTTCAAATCATGCAAGCGGTTTGAAGATTACAAGGCAAGGAAGTGATGATCCCGGATTAACAGGCCGCACAGAGATACGGTATCCGGGGCGGGAGGAATGAAATGCAGAGCTTGGAGAAACAATTGTTCGGCTCATTGGCTGATCTCTTCCCGGAAGGTACGGAGATTCACATGATGCCGAAGCTCCCGACCATTAAGCTAAAGCGCGGGAAAACGAAGTACAACATTTCAGACGTTAGACTTCTCCATCCGACAGGGGTACAAACGCTGTTGGAGATCATCAACATCGTTGCCGAAACGCAGGACACAAGAATCAGTTTCGCTATTCCGCTGGACGTGGATGAGGAAACGATTGATGTTGTTGCCGATATCGTGATGGGCTATAGCGTAAAGGCACATTATCGCGACGGCGACTATGAAAGCGGTTGCATCGTAACAGGCTGTGACCGTGCAGAGCATGAAAATGGCGGCAGAGGCATCACCTTCCACGTTATCAAAGACTTTGCCGAGTTCATCCACGCACGGGCAGAAAAGCGCGAGGGGCAAACCCTGAACCTTGTGGAGCTTATGATGGATTACGCCGACGAACAGCATGAGAATATGAAAAAATGGCTGGAGGGACACAACGATGGAGCAAAAGGAATTGCTGACAATCATCCCGGAGCTTGAACGCTACCTGTCATGGCTGGCGCGGAAAGCGAAACCGGGGAGCGACACAAGGGAAATGCTGAACAGATATGCGCGGGCGGTCAACTGTGCAATGGCAAAATTGATCGCGGACTGGCTGATGGAGGATGATGGGAAATGACATACACAGACATTATCGATGGCTGCCAAATCAGGGATGTGACCTATATCGGTCTGCCGCCGAAGGATACGCCGCCTACGTTCGACATTGTCAGATGGTATGACGTTGAGCCGCGCCGTGCAATTGACGTGATGACTGGCGAGGAGAAGACGATAACCCGGTGCTGTTATTCGGTCGCGTTCCTTGAATGGGACAGACACGAAGGATGGTGGCAGTTCCGCTCGGTCGGTACGCGATGGTTGGAAGAATCAGATCAGAAGCGAGTGACCGATGCTGTGGTGAATATGATCCTGAAGTTTTGTGACGATAAAGCGAAGGAGTTGCAGGATGAGGCCGATTGATGGTGATGCGCTGGTCGATGCTATGACGGGCGCGTGTAACATATTTGATGCACATGGGGTTGATACGACAATCGCCAGAACACTTATAACAGTCGCCACAAAAGCTCCGACCATCGGCGGCTGGATCAGCGTCAAGGACAGACTGCCGAAAAAACAGGGCGTATACCTTGTCGCGTTCAAACCGCCGCTCCCGAAGGTAACGATTGCGTGGTGGGCTACGAAAGAGGTTGGCTGGTATGACCTTGAATACAATTTTCACACAGACAGCGTAAGCCATTGGATGCCATTGCCACCAATGCCGGAACAGGAGGTGAGCGGGGATGAGTGACCACACCTACAGCGTCCTCATGGATGGGCGTGTCATCGTCACCCACACCGACACGGAGGGCGTACACCCGGTGTATGCGATCACGCTGATGGGTGACAAGCTGTCTCTGTATATGACGGATGCGAACAAGGAAACCATAAGCGAGGCACTGGAAGAAGCACGAAAGGAGATGGGATTGGATGGACAGGGGGAAGGTTGTGAGCCTGTTGTCCCACGTTATAAAGACCCATACCACGCCTACTGCGGTGCTTGCGGATGCAGGATTCCGCTCAAGATCAAGGCGAGGTACTGCCATAAGTGCGGCAGGGCGGTGAAGTGGGATTGAGTTACAAAAATTTGCATGACCATATGATGCCAGAAGAAACTTGCCCCATCTGCGGAAAGAAGTTTCTCAGACGTTGCCACCGGGACGAATGGGGCTATTGGGCCAGCACAAGCAATGGATTGATGCTGTTTTGCTCAGGCAAATGCACAAAACAGTATGAGCAGCAGAAATTCATGGGCCGGGTGCGGGAGGTCGTAAACAGCAAAGCATACGCGGCGTATATGCTCACAATCAAACAGAATATGCAGGTCATAGATGCAATCAAAGCGGTCGGGTTAAAAAGCGACAACGCGATCAACAACCTCAAACTGCACAGATGGCGTGAACTTGAATGGTTGGAGGCGCACGGATGGACAGCATAAGAACACCGCTAAAAAGCCGGGAATATACGGCAATCCTGTCCCTTGTGGGCAGTATGGACGCGCTGACCCACGCAATCAAAGGCGTTGACCGTGGGCAGGGGGAACAGCTTAAAAAGGCCCTTGAAATCGGCGGGGCGGCATTGCGGGCTATCTGCGACACCATACCGCTCAACAAACTGCGGCTCATTCAGCAGGATATGCGGCACACCCGTATATACACAAAGGTTGAAGCCCCCGGAATCAGTACGGTTGACACGGAACATCACCGCTATGTTGCCGCAAAGACCCTTAACGAGTTGGTCAATTATGTTTCACAGGCCGAGTGTTATCTGTGTGACAAGGGAGAAACAGAGGGCAGGAAATGTCCCATCCGGGAAATGATGGAAAACGCGATCCCGCATGAACTGGATTTCAAGGCCATTGATGGGCGTTGCAAGTGGGCCGGGGTCGCGCTGAATATCGGGGATTGGGAGGAAATTGGATGATCGAAGTCTATTTCGATAATGGCAATAAGGCCAAATTCCCGGACGGCAAGGTCATCTTTGACCGCACCGGGGACACGGCAAACAAACTGGATGTCTATAAAAGCGTTGCCGTGATCAACTGGAATCAGGTTTGCTTTGTGCGCACGGTCAAGGAAAAGGAGGATGATGACGAGTGACGCAAAAAGAACGCATCCTTCAATATCTGCGGGATTTCGGCAGCATCTCCCCGCTTGAAGCCATGTTTGACCTCGGTTGTATGCGGTTGGCAAGCCGTATCAGCGAACTAAAGGAAGACGGTTACCAAATCCGCAAGGAAACGGAACACGGGCGCAACAGGTACGGACAAAAAACCAGCTACGCACGTTATACGTTGCAATAAACCGCCCAAATCGCGTTATAAGCCCCGTTGCCCTGCTGGGTTGATAAAATCCTTACCAGCAGGGCGACCGGGCTTAAAACGCAAATAAAACGCATTTACGGGGGTGCAGGGGTGAGAACATACATTCCGGGAACGTGGGAAATCTCAAAAGAACGCTATTTGGAATTAAAAGCGTTTTGCAAACAATACCCGCAATGGTTGACCGAAGCCGCAAGCGTTCTCGGTGTCAGCGGCGCACGGCTGGATGATATGCCGCACGGAACAGACCCCGGCGACCCAACCGGGCGGGCGGTTGAACGCAGGGAAAAGGTTATGGCGAAAATCCAGTTGGTGGAACGGTGCGCGGCGGTCATCGATCAGGGGAAATGGTATCAGGCTTTGATCTTGAACTGTTGCAACGGCATGGCCTATGAAAAAATCAGGGACTTACACCCGGAAACGCTGAAAAACAGCAAGATACAAGCGTTTTTTATGGCGCGGCGGCTGTTTTTCAACCTTCTCGACAAAGAAAAAGACTGATTTTTCAAAAAAGGGAAGGATTGGGGCAGTAGAAGTGTGATATAAGGGTATCGTCCCCAACTGGGACAGGTAAAGGGCCGGGGCTTACTTCTTCACCCGGCCTTTTGCATTGGCAGGGTGCGGCGCGAATCTATCACGGACGCACGGGGTTACCTCCCGCTGGTGGGGGCGGGAAATAACAGCATGGGAGGGATGCTGATGTATGACTTGGAGGTTGTCTATCTATCTCCGCAGGAACTAACCCCATACGAAAACAACACACGGCGGCACAGTCCGGATGACATTGACGGGATTATCAAAAGCATCGAAGACACAGGCTTCAATGATCCGATCGGGATTTGGGGAGACAAGAACCTGATTGTAGAGGGCCACGGCAGACAGCTTGCGGCGATCCAAATGGGGCTTGATAAAGTCCCCTGCATTCGACTGGATCACCTGACCGACACACAGCGCAGAGAATACGCAATCCGGCACAACAGAAGCGCGGAAATGTCGGCGTGGGACTTCGGCAAGTTAGAGGAAGAACTTGCGAGGCTGGAAATTGAAGGAATCAACCTTGCAGACCTTAACTTTTCGATGGCAGATGCCGCCGCGCTGGATGACCTGTTTGCCCCGGCAGAGGAAAAGGAGAAAGAACCGAAACAGATACAATGCCCGCATTGCAAAGAATGGTTTACACCATGAAGATTTATCTTGCGGGGGGGGTATCGGGAAATCTGAAACCCTTTTGGAAGATCGTTTCTGCGAAACTGCGGGAAGGACTTGAATACCGGGAGGCATTTGACTTCGCAATGCAGGTTTTCTTAGCTGGCACAGAATCGCGGAGGTGGATACTGGAAGGCTATGCAGATTTATCTCGCGGGAAAGAACGGCATTCACAAAATAGTCGAACGCCTGTTCGCACCGGGGGGGGTACGCTGATGAATGAAAATCTACTTAGCAAGCCCGCACACCCTGAGTCGGTTCAATTGGAAGGATTACAATGCGACTGTTCCTTGCAGGGGTCGCCCCGTGGCGGAGCGGGGGGGGGTACGACCCTATTATCCGCGAACACAAGCCGTTTATCCTTGAATCTTTCTTTTATGCTGACGCTGACACGGAACGCCTATTACCCTATTATGGCGATTTCCTGTTAGACAGCGGGGCTTTCACATTTTGCGGAACAGGTGGATTCACACAAGATCAATTTGATTCCTATTTGGAAAGATATGCTGATTTCATAAACCGAAATCATATTGACAAATTTTTTGAACTGGATGTTGATAGTATTACGGGATATGAAAAGGTGCTTGAATACCGAAGGAAATTGGAAAAACTGACAGGAAAACAACCGATTCCTGTTTGGCACATCAGCAGAGGGAAAGAAGAATTCTTGCGGCATTGTGATGAGTTCCCGTATGTAGCACTTGGGGGATACGTTGCGGCTATAAAGGCAAATGATCCGCGACAACAGGCGTATATCAAAGCATATCCTTGGTTTATCAGCGAAGCGCATAAAAGGGGGGCAAAAATCCACGGGCTCGGGTTCACCCAGTTAAAATTATTGCCACAAATGCACTTTGACAGCGTGGACAGCACGGCATGGACAACAGGCAATCGATTTGGTTACCTGTATTTCTTTGACGGCAAAACCATGCAAAAGAAGGACGCACCGAAAGGCCACAGGATCAGCGACAGCAGGGCGGCAGCTCTTAACAACTATACTGAATGGATCAAATTCCAAAAATATGCGGAAGGGCATCTATAACCCGGAAACTGGCCTCAAAAAAGAGGATATAACGAAAGGGGAAAAATTATGTTCAATAAACTCTTTACAATGGATATCAAAAAATCATACAAATACGTGCTGATTGTGCTGTTCTGTTTCCTGATTGGAAGTGTAATGCAGAATATCTTGGTGGTAAAGACATTCGAGTTTTACGGCTTGCCAATTCTTGGTGCTGGAATTGTGCTGACATGGTTTGTATTTGCCTGTTCTGACATCTTAACCGAGTGCATGGGAGAAAAATTCGCATTCCGGGCTTGTCTTGGCGGTGTGGCAATCAATTTGATTTGGTCACTCATTACATGGATTTGCATTTCAATCAAGGGGGATAACGAATACGTTGCGGAGTGCTATGCGCTTGTATTGGGATCTTCGCTTCGGATAACCCTTGCAAGCGCGATTGCATATATCGGCGGTTCATATCTAAACAACCATATCATGGATAAATTACACAAAAAGCACGGAGAAAAGAAATACTATTTCCGGGCTATTCTTTCAACGGCAATCGGTCAGCTATTCGATGATTACGTGTTTTGGTTTTTAGCCTTTGCGCCATTTGGATGGAGTGCGCTTGAAAAAAGCTGGGAAATGATTGCGTTTCTCCCGATTTTAAGTGCGATTGCGGAAACCGTCATTGAAGCGGTAATTACGCCAGTATCCAAGAGGGTTGCGTATAAGATCAAAGCACAGCAGGTGCTTGAACGGGGGTGATTCCCATTGGTAACGTAGACTGGAACGCGATCCGCGCCGAGTATATCGGCGGGGGAATCAGTCAGCGCAAACTTGCGGCAAAGCATGGGGTTTCTGCTGATGTGCTGATGCAAAAGGCGAACCGGGAAGAATGGAAGAAAGACCGGGACAAGGCAATCAGCAAAGGAATAGCAAGAAGTCAGCAAAAGTCAGCAGAGAAAATCGCAGACAATGCAACCATAGCGGCAGACATCAAAAAGATGCTCTTGCTACGATTGCAAAGGATCGGCGAGAAATACCCGTTTGACGCAACCGAAATCAGGACAAAGGAAAAGGGCAAGAACGGCGCGGATAATACGGTTATCTTTCGCATCCGTGACCTGACCGCCGCATACAAAGACCTGACAGACGGTTTGCCGATGGCGCAGGGCGATCAAAACGCGCCCATCTATGAACTGCTCCGCAAGCTGGACGGTGAGTGCGATGTTTAGCCCGATGCAAAAGGACTTTTGGAGGCAATGCACACACCGTTGGAATGTCAAGGCCGGGGCGACACGTAGCGGCAAAACATATCAGGACTATTTCCTAATTCCCAAACGCCTGTTAGCGGTCAGCGGCAAAGAAGGGCTTTCCGTCATCCTTGGCAATACACGGGAAACCATACGCAGGAACATCCTGCTACCAATGCAACAGCTATACGGCCCGGAATACATCGGCAACCTGCGGGCAGACAATTCCGTGGAAATGTTCGGGGAAAAAGTTTTCTGCTTGGGCGCGGACAGCGTCAACCGGGTGGACAGGTTGCGCGGATCGTCTATCAAGTATTGTTACGGGGATGAGGTCACAACGTGGCATCCTGACGTTTTCGATATGCTGAAAAGCCGCTTAGACAAGCCCTATTCGGTATTTGATGGCACGTGCAACCCGGCGAACCCGCAACATTGGTTCAAACAGTTCCTTGACAGCAATGCGGACATCTATCAGCAAGCCTATACCATAGACGACAATCCCTTCCTTGACCCGGCCTTTGTGGCAAATCTAAAGCAGGAATACAGCGGCACGGTGCTATATGACCGCTATATCATGGGGCTGTGGGTTGCGGCTGAGGGCGTTATCTATCGGCTGTTTGCTGATAATCCGCAACGGTTCATCAAGGACAGCGGCAAGAAGATTCGCAATGCGGTCATCGGGGTGGACTTCGGCGGTGGTACATCCGCACACGCTTTCTGCTGTACGGGGTTTGCCACGGACGGCAGTTTGGTGATTCTTGATGAATACCGGGAGAAAGAAGCCCTTGACCCGTCCAAACTGGAACGGGATTTTGTGGACTTTGTCAAGCGTTGCCAAATGCGGTGGTTGGTGACAGATGTTTGGTGCGATTCAGCCGAGCAAACGCTCATTAACGGATTGCGCACAGCGGCGGCAAGGAACGGCATCGGCGTCAATATCGGCAACGCGCAGAAAAAACCGATCAATGACCGTATCCGGGCTACCTGCCTATTGATGGGCGCGGGGCGGTTTCTTGTTCACCCGGATTGCAGGGAAACCATTGACGCGCTCAAAAGCGCATTGTGGGACAGCAAAGCCGTCACGGAGGACATACGGTTGGACAACGGCACAACCAATATTGACAGTTTGGACGCGATGGAATACTCGTTTGAACGGGAAATCCCCAACCTGATTGAAACGTGGGGGCGGTGACATATGCAGGTACTAACAAAAATCAAAGATTGGGGGCGTAGGCTCATGGACAGGACGGCTTCGGCAACGGGCATCGCCCGCAGTTACAAAACGATTTTTGATCTTGGCGGTATACCCGCCTTTGCACAGTTCTATGATTTCGGCATCTTCGCTTGGAAGATGATCTACAAGGGCTTTTACAAGCCTTGGCATTTGGTCAACGCGCCGACCATCGCAAATCCCAACGGCACAAGGCAGATTTTCCGCATGAATGCCGCAAAGGCTGTATCTGCGGAACTGGCCGGGTTGGTTTGGGGCGAACAATGCGAAGTCAACGTTACGATGGACGGCAGGGACGGCGAGGATGACCCGCTGGGCGAATTTGTCTGTCACGTCCTGCAAGACAACGCATTCCGGGAAAAGATGCAGGAAAGCATTGAACAGGGGTGTGCGTTAGGCGGCGCGGCCCTCAAAGTATGGCGCGAAGTTAAGCGCACGGAAGACGGCAAGGAAATCCCGGAAACGCAGGAAATCCGCATCGGCTATTCGATGGCTGACCAGTTTGTGCCGATCTCGTGGGACAATGCGCAGGTCAAAGAGGGCGTGTTTATCTCTCGCGTTGCAAAGGGCGGTTGGTATTAT